TGTAGTGGTGAGTTGTTCTCATCCTGTCAACTGGAAGCATTGCTATCGGGTGGACCAGTGGTTACTACCAGAGATAGTGCAGGGTTATAAACTGTGGACTGGATCTAAAAGTAAGCAATGGGGTTTCAAAGTAAATCAAGATGAGATGGAAGCAATCGCTCTCAACTTTGGAGAGAAGATAGGTCCAAAAGGATTCGTAACAGAAGCGGCAGGATATAGACTAAAATTTATTGCATCTGCTAAGAAGTCTGCAGGTAGTGGTGCGGCAGATGCAAAGACAACTAGAATGCAGGAGTTAGGATCTGCCTGGATTTTTAGAAGAGCACTTCAGGATAATGTAAAGTATTCTAAGTGGCAGGACATCATGCAGGATCCAAAGTATTCTGAGTTGGAAGCAATATATCCTGGTATCAGTGACGAGTGGATTCAAGGATACTATGCTCAACAAAAGAAGATGTTGGAGGTATACTCATCATCTAAGTTTGATGAATTCAATAGGGAAGGTGGATTCATGGGTTACATTAGTAACCTAATCAAAGAAAAATTTGGTATATCACAGAAAGATAATTGGAACCCTGCAGACATCTGGTTGATTCAGAACGAACGATCAGTCAAAGCACTTATTGAAGAGACTGTAGATGGTAATGGTTCTCAAACTATTCTAGAATTGAATGCCGTTCTTAGGAAGTTGTTTAATGAGGAGAAGGTTGTTGGTGTATCTCTCAAAAAGATTAGTGGTAAGACTGCAAAGTGGCAGAAGTATAATGTAGATGATCTTGGTCTTACTGACACATATAACTATGAAACTAAAGAGTTTCAGTGTGATCTTTCTTTGAAGGGTGAAGGGGAGTTTCAATCTCTTGCTGTTCGTGCAATCGTAGAGGGCAATAACGCTGTTTATAATTTCCAGATTCAGGGCAATGATACTAGTAAGGTATCAAACCTGAAGTTTGAACCTACAGAGAAGGGTGCATCATCTGCCCGTATGGGTAAGGCACCAGTTGCTATGGTTGGGATGCTATTGAAAGATGCTAAGGTTGATTTTGAAAATGATCATAAAAAGTATCCCAAAACCTCAGCAGAGTTTAGTAAAGAGTTTGATGACTATAAAAAAATATACAACAAACTGAAGAGTAAGGGTGTTGAGATGGGAGAAAGTAATGCTGATACTGCACTGGGTAATATAAGTGCAGTTTTCCTGACTAAACCTCACGCTGCAACTAGTAAACTGATGGGCATGAAGTTTATTCACGCTGTGGTAACAATGCCAAAGAAGAAAAAAGATGAGTTTATGACTGATATGGTATTCATCGCTGCCAAGAAGGGCAAACGCTTTGGACCGTTCGGCAAACTGTATTGAAAGTGGCACAATCCCCCTGTCACAGGGGGTTTCCCGTGCTATACTATAAGGGTAAAGACGAGAGTTCTATGCCCAACAAACACCTAGAGCATCCAGAAGACAACATCCTCAACGGGGTGAACCCTTATGATGTCTTGGATTCTATGGTGAATTTTGATAAGGTCACTACTAAGTGGGACGGTGCTCCTGCCATTGTGTTTGGATACAATGAAGGTAAGTGGTTTGTTGGCACTAAGAGTGTATTCAATAAGAAGAAAGTCCTAATCAATTATAGTGTTTCTGATATTGTCAAGAACCACACAGGTAACGTTGCTCAGATACTAACTGCATGTTTCTATGCACTTCCTCGTACATGCCGTGGAATTTATCAAGCAGACTTCATTGGGTTTGGTGGAAACCTTTACTACAAACCTAATACAGTACTGTATCTCTTCCCAGAGATTATGAATCAGGATGTAATTGTTGCTCCTCATACTCTGTACAAAGAGATATCTCCAACAGCACAACAGTATCCTCTTGATCATGTGGTTGTTCCTGGAACACCTATCCATAACAATAAGTATCGCTTCCTAAGACACAAAGCATCGTTGGTAGTTCCTAAGCGTGCTCGTCTATTGTCTCAGGCAGCAAAACTTCTGATTCCTTTCTGTAAATTTCCTAAGGGCGATACTTCTACTAGTGCTACTTGTTCCATGCACATCAAGAAGCATGTCAACAAATTTGTTCGTGCTGGTTATATTCCTAGTGCCTCAGAATTGTACAATACTTTGGACGATAAATATAAGCAGGAAGTTAATACCATGACTTTCCGTTTATATCATATTATCCTGAAATTAAAAGATATCCTGCTCTCCTGTGGCGTAGCAGATGAGCCCGTAGAATGTTACATTGAAGGTCAACCAATCAATCATGAGGGGTTTGTTCTTACTGGTAAGCACTCTGTGAAATTGGTCAATCGTTTGGAATTCAGTCAGGCAAACTTTAACTCAAATAAGAATTGGAATAAATGAAAAAGTTTAGCGACTTCTTATCCGAAGCAGCAAAGTCACGAGCGTCGGATGAAGCACAAAAGAGAGGACTAGAGCATGTTGGTTATGGTTACTACGGTCTTGCCGATGGTACTGTAACTCACCGATCTCTTAACGGTAAGTTGGTAGAACTTTCTAAGGATCAGCAGGCAGCTAAGAATGGGCAACCACCAGCACAAGAATCAGAACCCCAGTCTACAGAAGGCGAAGGTGAGGGCGGAAAAGGTGCGGTGTCTATTACTTTTGGAAGATTCAATCCACCTACTATCGGTCATCAAAAACTCATTGATCGTGTAGCACAATCTGCTAAGGGTGGTGAGTATAAAGTATATCCATCAAGGTCTCAAGATCCTAAAAAGAATCCTATTGATCCTGAGACTAAGGTGCATTACATGCGTCAGATGTATCCTGATCATGCCCATGCCATCACTAATAATGAAGAGTATAAGACTATCTTTGATGTGCTAAAAGGTTTATATAGTGAAGGATATAGTGAAGTTAATATTGTAGTTGGTGGTGATCGTGTTGCTGAGTTTGATAACCTTGCCAATAAATATAATGGTAAACTGTATGAGTTTGAAGAGATCAATGTAGTATCTGCTGGTGATAGAGATCCAGATTCTGATGGTGTAGATGGTATGTCTGCATCTAAGATGCGTAAAGCAGCAGCAGACAATGACTTTGCTACTTTCCGTTCTGGTATTCCTGAAGAACTAACTGATAAAGAAACAAAAGAACTCTTTAATGAAGTTAGATCTTCCATGCAAATGGAATCCTTTGAGGATTTTGCAGATGCATCTTATGTTTTACATGAGATTGCACCTAAATTAGATGAGAAATCTCTCAGAGAACACTACTATAATAGTAATGCTTTCCCCGTAGGATCATTCATTGAGAATGTAAATACAGGAATTATCGGTAAGGTTGTAAACCGTGGTGCTAATTATGTCATATATATTGATGAGCATGATACTGTCTATAGAGGATGGTTGAAAGATCTCACCGAGAAAAATGATATTCATGGGTTTGATTTTACTCCTCAAGGACTAATAGGAACAAGTGAACTATCTCAGTCAGTTGTCAAAATGACACCTGGACAATTCATACAAAAGATAAATAAAAGAAATAAGGTCGCTGCCAAGACATGAACCTCAACGAACTACCAGACATGACCGACGCCTTACGGCAGGTCTATGAAAAGAAAAACAATGATGGCAATCTTGCCAATAATGCTGTCCCTTATGACAAGGTAACTAAAGCTGATATCATCACAGGTGCCAAAGGCAAGGATGAGCAAGGCGGAAAAAAGAAACCTAAGGGTCATGACTGCGCCAAACAGGTAAAGTATGAAGGTAAGGAGTACTCAGTTATTCCCGAAGCACATACTCTCTTGGAAGATGGTACTGTAACTCATTACGATATTGAAGATGAGGAGTACATCTATGAGAACGTTCCTGTTGAAGATCTTGAGATTCTGATTTCTGAGAAGCACGAGCACTTCGCCAACTATGATAAGAACGCTGAGGTTCTTGGTGAAGCAATCACCAGTGAAAAGGGTAAAGCAAAACTGAAATCTATGCTTGATGCTCGCACCACTGCTGCTGGTAGAGCAAAATCAGGTAAAGGTCACAACGTTAAAGATATTCAGCATATTGGTCGTGCTAATGTTGATGGTCTCGGAGGAACACCACCTAACCGAAAAACTGCTAAAAATCCAATTAAGTCTAGGCATTATGGTGGAACTGGAAACAAAGCAGCAAAAAGAGCAGACGCCTTAACCAAGAAAGAAGAGGTTGAATTTGATGAGGCAATGTCATCTTACGATAAGAATCGTAAGAGAGCAGCACAAAGAGCAGCAGACAGAAACGCAGCAAGAGCAGCAGGTAAAACTGGTGTAGTCCCTGGTGT